GCCTCGGCATTCAAACCGTGGATTGCCTTGAGGTCTTGTGCCAGTTCCAGAGAATACTCTGCTTTCAGAGCACGGGACTTAGCAGTAACGGTGACTTTCTCAATCGAGAATGCCATCTCGTTGAATGTCTGACCATCTCCAAGGCTTTCGGACATCGATGTGTCCATGCCCTGACCAACGCCATAAGCACCTTGGGTTTGAGCAGTTGGACTCAGAAGACCTGGATTGGAAGGATTACTTCCAGCAGCTTGTAAACCAGTAATTCCTAAACCAACGTTTGCTTCCTGACCAGCAACATATGGAGTAGCACTTCCGATTCCACTGTTAGAGAATCCAGTATCTGCTTCGTCGAACAATGCTTCGGTACCACCCTGGGTGCTGAAGCGTGAACGCATTGCGAAGATTAGTCCAGTAGGACCGTTCATCGGTTGAACACCTGCGAGGTCATATGCGACCAAGTTAGGCATTGCGCGTCTGATCAATGAGATCAGAACAGGATCGAAATTATCGATACTGGAACCGGTTGAGTTAGTAGGAGCTTCGGAAAGGAATTCCTTTTCTTCTCTGATTGTTCTTTCTTGATTCTCCAGAAGAACTGCGGTAACCATTCTCTTATGAGCATCATTGATGCCTCCGAGACCCTCATGGTTGAGGATAGGTGCCCACTTCTCCTGAAGGTATTCAGCATTGAAACCTTGCATTTGAATTTACCTTGTTAAAAATTTTAGTTTGATTTATAATTAAAAAATCACTTTTTAGAAACTCTGGTCAGAGTGTCGAGATAGGATTCCATTAGACCAGTAACTGGTTGTGCAATGGACTCTGAACTCTCGGAGATATTCTCTGAAGTGTCTCTTTGAGCACCAGCATTTTCTGGGAAATATGAATTTCTCAGGGTTGCTAGTTTCTCACGATAGTTGTCTTCACTATCAAACTCAACATTTTCGGCAAGAGAAGCGAGTTTATCCTTCTGGGAAAGTGCTAGACCTTCGCAGACCTCGGAGAAGATTACATCAGCAACCGACTCAGCTAATCTTTGATTAAGAGCAACATTAGATTTAATTTGCTCGTTGAGTTTATCTTCCATTTCATCTAATTTCTCTACCATTGCGGTAGTTACATCATATTTTTCTTCAGGGATTGTTACATAATGATCTTCAAAAAGACTTCTCATTCCAGTCAGGAATGATTCGGTCATTTCTGCCTTGAGACCTTGCTCAATTGCGAGTTGATTTTCAGAAATCCACTCTTCGGCAACATACTCAAGGTATGCATCAACTCTACTAGTTAGTTCTTCCTTAATAACGGAAACTTCTTCTTCGAGAGTTGTTTCGTATTGTGCCTTCAGTTCTTCTTGAACTTCGGCAACTTTTGTTTTGATAGCAGCTTCAAAAATGGTACGTGCTTTCTCTTGGAAGTCCTCGGAAAGTTCTTCACCGGCAAGCAGTGCTTCAACATCTTCTTCGATGTTATATTCTGCTTCTGGTGCTTGCTCTTCTTCGGATACAACTTCTTCTTCAGAAGTTTCTTCTTCGGAGACTACATCTTCGGCCGATGCAGTGGTCTCTTCTTCTTCGACTACTTCACCTGCAACTTCCTCTTCTTCCTTCATACCCTTAGGCATGGGATCAGCAGGTTTAGCACCCCTATTCACAATGTCTTTGACAGTTGCGATTTTGGGTTCTGCGAGTTTAGCAGAGTTGTCGTCTACTTTATAGTTTTCTGGAGTAGGGCCACCGAGATCTTCGTAACTGCCAGTTTGACCAGGGGTCGAAACACCAGAAGCATTGCTTCCGGATTTTGGCATTACCTCAGATGCAGCAGCTCCTTTAGTTACTACGTTTTCCATTTCTTGTAAATTGCTACCAACGGACATTTGATTGTATTAGATTTTTATACTAATATATTTATTTATAATTTAAAGATTTGATAAGAATTCGTTGAACAAGTTTAACTTATGTTCTTCGAGAACTTTTTGGTCAACAAGAGTGTTAATTCTCTTCTGAGTTCTTTCTGCGAGTTGCTCACGAAGAATTCCTCCTTCCCAAACCCACTCTTTTCCTTCCATAATTCCTGATACAAATGCATCGGGTGCAGAAGGATCGGCAACGATATCAGCAGCAGTTGCTAACATGAAATCTTCACCAACAACTTTTATACCACCACGGTCTTCTTTTAATGAACCAACACCACGAGAAGAAACTCCAAGCATCACACCTTCATCTAAAAGTGAAGATGCAATTTTACCCATAGGAGTATTAAGGATTTGTGCCTTACCCCTGAAATTACTACCCTCTTGAGTGAGTGAAGTAATCTTATGTGAAACACGGTCAAGATTTACTGTAGGTCCATCAGGATGACCAAGTTCTCCAAGAGCACGTCCCTTTTGGACGAATGCCTCATTATATCTTTTTACTTCACGAGAAAGAGTCTCCATAGGATACATTCTTTTATTACGATTTTCGAGGTCTGCTTGAAGGAAAACTCCTTCAATATAAAGTTTCTTATTAGAACCTTTACCTTCGGTAATAATCTTTACGTTTGAAATTTCTTCGGTGATGAGTTTCATTTGTATTAACCTGTAAATCCTACTTTTGATCCCAATACACCAGCATTTGCGGCAAACACACACTGAGTTGGATTTTTCTCAAGATATTCAACTGCACCTGTTGGTAAAGTAAAAGAACCAACCACGTCTCCACTTTGAGTTTCTACAACAGTTACTAAATGGTTGGAAGTATGAGTATTTACTAAACGAACAACAGTTGCTTGAGTAAAACTAGTTGCGGCACCAGTTGTTGTGGGCAGAGCTGCCTCCGCACCTTTACATAAAGTTCTTGCCATTACTCTTCCCCTTCGGAATTATCTTGCTGGTCATCAAACATGGATGCGCCAACTGTTGGACGAATAGTATTAATACGTTCTGCTGCTTTTGCATACAAAACATCTTTAATTCTGTCACTAATATCAGATGCCGACGAATCGGATCCGACTAAATTTACAATTTCTTCCATGAAAATTTAATATATGTATATTTTATATTTATATCTCGGCAGCTTTACCGTCTACTTCAGTCATGCCACCATCTACTTCAGGTTCCATCGGAACATCACCCATCATTCCCTGCTCACCTTCTTGTGGTAATGGTTCTCCAGTTATTGGATCCATTGCACTTGGATCGGGAATAATTCCATCTTTGATTTCTTGTTCAATTTGCTCATCCATTTCAACCATCTCTCCATCAGTCTGACGAAGAACTTTACTACGAACCCAATGAGTTGAATAATACTTACCAATATAAGGTTCAATAGTTGCAAGAACACCAAGTCTCTCATTCAACATCTCAGTTTCTTTCAGTTCTGCAAACTGATTATCATACAAGAAATCATATTGAATATGATCACTAATTCTATCCCAGTCTTCTACTGAAACAATGTTCTTAAGAATGAGTTGTGTCTTCAACATATCATTGAACATTTGAGCAAATCTCTTTCTCAAACGACCAACAAACTTAGCAAACTTAAGTTCATCTCTTAAAATCTCTGAAGAACGACCAAGGTTAAAACCACCATCGGCAGCAATTCTAGATTCTGGAACTCCAAGTGCTCTATAAAGTTTCTTTTGGAAATACTCAATATCAGCAAGTTCTCCTAAGTTTTGTCCACCAGGAAGAGTTGTAATCTCAGTTCCTCTACCTCCTTCTCTTCTGGGAAGCCAGAAATCTTCCATCATACTCATAAATTTACGATCATCACGAACTTCACCCGTATTTGCATCATATACAAGTTTGTTACGATAACGATTCATAACATCACGAAGATATTGTTCTGCCTTTACCTTAGGAAGATTACCAACATCAATGTAAAAAATACGACGTTCTGGTGCTCTTGATAATCTATAGATGACCAAAGAATCCTCAATCATTCTAAGTTGATTGAGTGCCTTGATTGCTTTGTGGAGATAAGAAAGAATATTTCCTTTGTTTCTATCTACAAGACCTGAAGTGCAGTATGTAATTGCATCTTTTGCAATTTTAGTTCCCTTATTTCCACCACCACCAGTTAAGTTTCCTGTCGGATATTGAGGTTTTGGAGTGTAAACAAAATACTCTTCAATTTCTGGAGCAATACCATTTTTCTGTTCATCACGACCAGCAATATTTGGTCCAATAACATTCTTATCTTGCTTCTTTTCTTGACGGACAAACCGCATCTTCATTGGATCAATGTACCTCAGCTCTTTAATTCCTTCCTGAGGATTTTTGAGATCAATTACCTTATGATAGTAAAGTCTTCCATCAACATACCAATTTCTAAAAATTTCGTGTGACTTCTTATCAAAATCTAGAATTTCTTTAATATACTTAAATTCTTGTCTGATTGCTTTCTTTAAATTATCCGTGGCATTTAAATTAGACAATTCAATTTCAATTGGAGAATCATAAAGATCACTCACAATTGCTTCATTTACAACATCTTCGATAGCACCATCCGCTTCTGGATGTAGTGACATCTCTCTGTATCTTTTGATTAAATCAAATTCTGTTCTATATTGTCCTTCAATATCTACATATGAACCATAAAATCCACTGCTAATATAGTTATCAACCCCATCCTCGTTATTCACGGGGACAGGGGAAACTACAGATTTGGATT